TTATCTATTCGGTTCATGATTTCTTCCAGAAAAGGGTTGTACAATTCTGGATTGTTTACAAAAGGTTTCAAAGTATTATTCACGACGAGTTTCATTGCATCTGTTGATCACCAGTGTTGCCTGAGAAGCCCTGTTCTCCTGGCTGAGGCGCTGTACCTGTTCCTATGGTACCACCCCCACTACCTTGGGTATCCTGTACCTGTGCCCCCGCAGGAGCTTGCTGTGGGCCTCCTGGCTGTGGAGCACCCTGTTGTTGTGGTGCAGCTTCAGGATTCTGTGCTTGGAATTGCTTTAGAATCTCTGCCTGTACTGCAGCTTGTGCCATATTGTTTCCAACCTTGTCAGGATCAAGATCCATAGATTTAGCAATCTCACGAACAATATAATCCATTCTAGCAAATGGTGCAAGTGCTGGGTTAGAAACAACTTGCATAAACTGCATAAGACGTTGGCTACGTACTTCATTAGCCATCAAGCTTTCTGTACCACGAGCTTTAACTTCTAGATCACCTTTGATGTCACTGTCGTAATCAAACTGCATGTTAAAATTAAAGAATGCTTTACCAAGTGGTGCAAGCAAGTAGTCGTCAATATTTTTAACTACGGATCGTATAGAACCATTAGCAGCAGACATAAGCATACTAATACCAGATGCCGTACGGCCCACACCCGATACGCCAGTTTGACCGTGCGCAAAAGAAGGAAAACCAGTACTTTCATCAGCCAGTACACGAGCCTTATCAAACATTTGCATATTTTCATTAGATACATTAGGGAACTTGGTGCCAAAGATAGCTTGACCAGGTGCCCCTCCCTGTCTCCTAAACACTTTGCCTGGATACACGGAGAGGTCTTGCCCTGGGACGAGGTTCGTCTCGTCTACCTCGATAAGTAAATTACCAGATAGGGCAGCATTATCTACTGCCATACGCATAAAGCCATTCATAAGTGTTTGGGTGTCATCCATGTTCTCAGCAATACCTACACCGAAGATGCTGTATGGATTCATTTCGTAAGGTGCAGCAAAGTAAGGAATATAAGCTGGAGTAAACGGATTCATTACTAGACGTAGTACTTGACCGTTAGCAATCCAAACGTTTACACTTAATTGTTCTGCATCTTTTAATTCTTTAGGAATATCTATTCCCTGATCTTCAATGATTTCTTTATCTACAAAACCCCAGAACTCTAAAACTTCAAAACGATCAGCTTTATCTTCTTCTGAGTTATCTTCCATAACTTGTTCCCACCATTCTTTTGTATAGGATTCACCAAGTCTTAGGACGTTGTCGATAGCATTTTCACGGAAGTAAGGACGATTCTTTAAAGCACGTACTTGAGAACGGGACATTTTGTGACGTTCTACTACATACTCTGCTTCTTCCATAGTAGCTGCATCAGGATCTGGATAAAAGTTCCAGATAGATACAGAGCTAGTTTGAGGTATTGTTTTGATTACAGGTGAGTATTCACCGTCATCATCCCAATTAGGATATTCTTTATCTACAGCAAATGGACCTTTCATGATCCCTGTACCAAACAGTGCTGACTCAAATGCTGCAGCACGAAGATGTTTTTTTGCATGAGATTCTTCTAACTGATCATGAATCTTCTTTTCCATCTTTTTAGCTGCAACTTCTGATGGATAAACCTGTACAGCAGAAGGACTACCATTTAACCCAGGTTTTACATCGTCCATAACAGGATCTAACATTCCCGATAGGCCAGCTAGACGTTCTCTAAATTCTGGGTAAGTTTCTCCTGGAAGTAGTTCAGCCATACTGCTATCCATAGCTGTACGAACTTCTTCATTAGTTTCAAAGTTTGCAACTTCTTCTACACCTTCTGGAAGAATTGTAGGATCAATACTAATAGGAAATTTGTTACCGCCAAACAGAACTTCTGTAATCTGTCCGTAAGCTGCAAGTACTTTAGTCTTTGTAACTTTTACAAATACTTGAGATTTTTCTGTAGAGGTAAACTGAACATCAGGTCCATAGATACCTCTGTAGTTACGGTAAGCTTGAATCCAACGTTCTTCATCCAGCTGTCGAGCTGTTTCAGCTCTGCTAAACTTATCTTTAACAAAAGCAACAATATGACCTGCAGCTGGATCAAAGTAATCCTCTTCTGGCACATCTTCAATAGAAACGGCTTCTTCCATATCTATTTCTGTTGATTCAAATTCTTCTTCCATATTTTATCCTTAATATCCAAAAGTGGGATCTGATGCTTGAAAGCCAGTGCGCTGGGCAGCGGGATCAAAATCAAATATATTGCTTCTTGGTCTAGTCATTATACCATAACGTAAAGCATCATACAAGTGGTCTTCTGCATGTGTGTCTACATCTTCTGGATTATTTTTATCAAGAGGTAGACCTGGAATTTGTGAAATCGTGTTTACACAAGTATTAAAAAACACCATTCTAGGTTCTTCTGTAAACTCATCTATCTGTAAACGTCTGTGTACTTCATTTTTACCTGCTACACGAGAACCTTTAGATCTGTCTGAAGGTCTCCATCTACAACCTTTTAGAATCATCTGTTCAGCAAGGCTAGGGCCAGTATCACCACGATTATGCCACAAAGAAGAGTCAAGAACTCCATACCGCATCTTTTCGTTAGCTTCATCTTCTATATCTAATATAAGATCAGCTAGATCTGTAGCTGTAACTTTAGATACATATAGTTCTCTATAAACTACTAGTTGCTCTGATCCAGGAACTATAGTAAACCAAAGAACCCCAGTGTGGGAGCCATAACCATAGTCGCAAGCTCTAAAGCGTATCCAGTTACTTGGTATGTCGTATGGCTCAATGACATGGTCACGTCTGTTAAATTCTGGGAAAGCTGCTCCTTCGTTAACATCCCAGTCACCTTCAAGCAACTGTCTTCGTTGATGTTCAGGCAAAGATAAAAGGTTGGCTTCATAAAGTCCATCGTCCGAAAGATAAGGGTTGTCGAAAAGGGTGGCTGGAATAAACTTCCGTTTGAACAGTGGCTCACCCTCTCGACTATGACCTTTCGGCCAAGTGATCACGTCACCATTGTCATCAGTAGCATGGAACGACTTGTTTGGAGTCTGAGGGTCAATGAATGTTCTCTTTACCCACTGATGTCCAGGGCCACCTGGGTTGCTTGTTGCTCTCATATACAGTGGCAAACCAGATGCCCTAGTAGTACGGAGACGTGATCTCATGTAGTTCCAAGCATAAGGGCTAGGCCATTGTGTAAGTTCGTCAAAGCCAATCCAGTTAAAAGCTTGACCTTGGTATCTCATAACGTCATCATCTCTATCAAGATATGACATCCACAATGTAGCACCTGATGGAGCTACCCAAGTCTTATCTCTTTCCATAAACTTAATTCCAGGAATAGCTTTTGGATAGAGTTGTTTACTTACTGATATAAGTTCTCTAAGTTCTTCTGTGCTACGGCGCACAAGAAGCATTCTCGCATTTGGGTTCCCCAAGTAGCGTACAGGGTCGGCAACCATTGCATAGGATTTACCTCCACCAGCAGCACCTCCATAAAGAACCTCCTGTTCAGTTGAAGCCAAAAACCTAGTCTGTGGTCCAGGGTTTGGCTCAAAAATTACTTCTTGTGCAACCTGCTCAAAATCTAACTCTTCAGGCTTCGGTTGAGCTGGTGTACTCTTTTTGACCGAGGAGCCTACCTTCGAGCCTTTCCGCCTTCTCAAGGGCTTCTTTGTAGCGTTGGGCGAGGTAGCGTTGAGTTGCAGCTTCTGTCTTACGTTTTCGCTCAAGTTTTACTCTCTTATATAAACCTACGTGGGAAATATATCTTCCAGATTGTGTACTGAGCCAAGCAGCTACTTCTCTGTAGCTATAACGTTTAAGGTGTTTTTTAGCCAGCTCAAATAGTTCTAGTTCTTCTGGAACTGGTAGTAGTATATCACAATCATCTGGGTCTTGTCTATAGCCAAATGGCACATGACTGCCTAATCTTACTACAGGTTTCCAGACATACTCACCATCTACAAAATCTGGCTTAGGTAAAGTCCAAGTTTTATTCGTCTTCATCCGATTTTTGTGGCAGAATAAATAGTGGATTTGCAGCAGAAACTTCTACTTTTTCTGTTTTAATAAATCCACTACGATCTAAGACATCTTTTGCAGCTGCCATCTTTTCTTTGTTTCCTAGATCTGTTGGGTTATTCATAACTTCAAACATTGAATATGCAGCTTTTGTTGCAGACGAAGCAATAAACTTTTTAGTTAGTGCTGCAATCTCATCTGCAAGTGGCTCTGCTACTTGTCTAGAAGTAACAGCATCTGCATACCCAGCAAGCTTTTTAGCTGTTACTAGGTTGCCACCAGCTTCCTCAAAAAGTACATCAAGGAACTTCTGTTGTTTCTCTGTTAAATTTCTAGTCATTATGTCACCATATATATGATAAAACCAAAAATAGTAAAACCTAGTAGAAGTAATAGACCTGTTAAAGTCCAAGTAATTATAGCTTCTTGCATCTCAGCCTTACGGTATTCCTGATCTTTCTTTTGTTTTCTTATTTTAGCTTCTGTAGCTACAAGCTCATCCCATGCAGATGGACCCATAGTAAAGCTAATGTAGTCCTTCAGCTCTTTCCGCATTTGTTCAGCTTTACGTTTAGCTGCAAATACTTCTATAGCTTCGGCTTCTACAGAACCACCTAGTGTTTTCCACCAAGGTGGGTTTTTTGTTTGCTTCTCAGCTTGACCTAGATCAGACATGTGGCCAGCCCATTTAGTTAGCTGGCTCGACATGTCCTGAAGGTCTTTGCCAACAGCAAAGCCTTTTTTAAGTGCGTTGAAGGCAACTGTAGCCCCACTGATTATTGTTACTGGGTCCACGAGTCTCCTCCCAAAGAACTCACTTCACACCTTCGTGTACTACTCTTTTAATATCTCCACGTCCAATACCAAGGTCGTTTAATTCACGATCTGACATACGCCACAAGTGCATCTCTGCGATACGGGCATTGGCTTGGCGTTGACGTGCTTCGATTAGTCTTTCAAAAAATTTTTTCATTGTTGTCTCCATAAATTGCTGCATTGCAGCTTACAGAGACTAGTTTTACACATATAGTTATACTATACTATTATAAAAAATGCAACCCCGTTACCCGACAGGAACAAAGGTTTCTACTACAGTTATAATAGAGTCTATGTGTCCTGCAGATGTTGGAGTAATTTGTATTTTATCTCCTGGTTCAAGTACAAGCTCTATACCTTGAAATTCTAAAAAATCACCAGCACCTAAGCTTTTACCTTCTATAAAACCAGAAGCATAAGTTTCAGAGGTATCGTACCATTTAACACTAATAGAATTAGTAGAACCACCTGAGTTATTGACAATAAGGTATACTAACTCTGCTGAACAGTTAGCAGGGCAAGTATATACGTCTTCTGTTGTAGTTCCTGTATTATGGCCCCACACAGAACGTTTACGTGAAGGTTTACCCTGCGTAACTAAAGTCATTTCTTGTTCAACACTTTCTTAGCCGTTTTAACTACCCAAGCTTCATTTACTTCGGTATTAGGATCGTCAGCAATAAAATGCCCATCTTCATCACGAGCACGAACCATTTCTAGTTTTTCTTCGGTTTTCTTTGGTTTAGCTTTTTTCTTAGGCTTTGCTTCTTGTTCTGCAATAAAAGCTAAGACTTTTTTATCTTTACTTTTCCAAACACCATTTACTTTCTTACCAAGAATCCCGCCTCGGTGATTTACTACTCTATCGCCTACTATTTTCATGATTTCCTCTTTTTAGCCATTCCGCCTTTAGACATGCCTTGTTTACTTTTAATACGTTTAATAGAGCCTTCAATACGTCTAATTTCAGCCTCTTCTTTTCTAGGAACAACACCACGTTTTCTTTTAGCTGCAGCGGCTGCTCTTAGTTCCTTTAATTGAGATTCAAGTTTAGTAATATACTTTTTTACCCCAGACTGACCATCAATTGCAGCTGTAGCGGTAAAACTTATATCCTCCACAGATGTAGATTTTTTAGGACGTAACTTAGGTTTTGGGGAAGTTCTTCTATCTGAACCTGGACGTAGTTTAGGCTTAGGAGAAGAAGCAGATCCACCTAGATCTTTACCTTTGGCATTAGCCCAAGCAGTAAGTGCTGCGCCTTTGAACTTACCTTTGTTTCTTTTCTTCCAAGCATCTAGTTGCTCTTTAGTAACAGCAAGTTTTTTCTTACCGTCTTTACCAGTAAAATACATAGAACCAGCTTTTTGAGCAGCTGAAACTGTTTTATACTCTTTAGCCATAATTATTTACCCTTATACGAAGCCCCGCATTTTGCCATGCCTCCGTGTGCATAACCTTTTTTCTTAGTTGCTTTGTGGTAACCTGTGCCACCACAATGTGAGCAACCTTTACCTTTACACTTTGGACATTTAACTTTTTTCATTATCTAAACTTTCTAGTCTTTGCCGCAATCTTTTTGGGTTGTTTTACAAATTGTTTACCTTTGGCATTGCCTTTTGCCTTTGCCTTATTAGTAGCAGCTTTTTCTCCAGGCGACAAAGACTTCCATGCTGCATCTGGCAGGTATCTCTTTTTACCCTTCGAGGGAGATCCGTCTGAAGTTCTCCATTTCTGCTTGCCCCAGTTCTTTAAGGACTTCTGAGGCTTCTTCATGACTTGTAGCCCCCACCTTTGGCTTTGTATTGTTTAGCAACCATTTGGGCTTTTCTCGCAGACCATTGTCCAGGCTTGCCACCTTTTGAACCTGCTTTGACTCTTGCCACGAGATTCTTACGCATAGTGGGTTTGGTATAGTTACCTGCAGCATTTACTTTTGATTTCTTTTTAGTAGCCATTACGAACTTGTTCCTACTTCAAAACATGCTGGTACAGCATATATTCCTTTTTGTAACATATTTACAGCTACAGCTTCTGCTTCTTCTAAACACGACTGCTCACTGTAGAACGCCTCTGGTTTAGCTATTACTTGACAGGATAAAGCAGAAGGATCTAAGCACATTAACATTATTGCTACCCACATCTTAACACCTCCAACGTCTACGTGCCTGACGTAAACGGCTGTTAGGATCTTTTGCTGCTTTTGGGAATTGTTTCATTTGACCTGCAGAACGTGCACAGTATGACTTTCTACGTTTAGCTCTGGCCCCTGAAGGTTTCTTTTCAGTAACAGCAGTTTTTAGTTTAGAACCTGGGTTCTCTCTACGGTACTTAGCTACACCTTTTGCAGTCATACCTGCACCACTTTTAGTTGGACGTTTATGTCCCCCTTTGATGGTATGACCTTTCATGCCAGTGCCTTTACGTTTTTTCTCAGCCATTACTTTTTACCTGCCCTACTGTTTCTAGGAAAAGATCTATTAGCACGTTTAGTAGTTACTGATAAATTTTTTCTAGAATTATCCCTGGGATTACCATTACGGTGATTTACGTCTTTACCATCACCTTTTTTAACCACCCCAGCTTTTTTAAGAGTTCTACGTGCAGCATTTCTAGAAGCACGATTTTTCTTTTGTTGAGCTGTACCTTGGTAATTACTATACTCTTTTTTGTAATTTCTCATAGAATAATTAGGGGGAACACAGGACGTTTGCTATCTTACCCCTACTCCTTACTTAAATCTGT